GTTCGTTGTCAAGCGTCTACTTCTGCGGAGGCGGCAAGGAGCGTATCTTTGACGACTTGAACAATGGATTCGGATGGGCCAGGCTGCCAAAATCATTCATGGCAGAGAACACCGTCTTCCTGCTGCTAGCTATGTGAAGGTTCCATATCAAGGTACTGAGACGATTACCGTTCATGTAATTTCTGCAGAAGCGGCAGCTGGCAGAACGCTGACTATCAAGAATTCCTCTTCAATGATTCTTGGGCTGGAAACAGAAGAAGTCATTATTGATGAAGATGGTAAGGCTGAAGTTGCTGTTTTTGGCGAACTCCCTGGTACTGCCGCCCTGACATTTTCTGTGGAGGGAACAGACAAGGCCGCTGTTACTATTATTAATGTGGAGCAAATATAACCTGTTGCCACTCCGACTGCATCCATTGCCTCTGGCTCGATAGTAAAGAAAGGTACACAAATAGAATTGTTCTGCGCTACAGAAGGTGCCACCATCTACTACACGCTGGAGGGCTCCTGTCCATGTGTCAGCTCTGAAGCAAGGAAGGTATATGACGGCACACCTATCACTATAGAAAAGAACACTGTTATCAAGGCAATGGCCGCCGCTCCAGACATGGAGGATAGCAAGATTGCCACCTTTGTTTACATTGTTACCAATGGCGACCTGAACGTTGATGGCAAGGTTGATATTGCCGATGGAGTAGTTGTTCTGAACACTATGGCAGAAGGTAAGTACGACGATTTTGTAGATGTCAATCATGACCTAACAGTTGACATTGCCGACTTCGTAACCATCCTGAACATCATGGCTCAACTGGGTGTACTACACGAGTATGTTGACCTCGGGTTGCCTAGCGGAACTCTCTGGGCGACATGTAATGTTGGCGCAAGCAGTCCAGAAGAGTACGGTGACTACTTTGCTTGGGGTGAGACGAATGGATATAATAGTGGCAAGACATATTTCGACTGGAGCACATATATGTACTGCAAAGGTTCAGAGAATACATTGACGAAGTACTGTTACACTAGCAACTATGGCTACAACGACTTCCGGGACACATTGACGGAGTTGTTGCCTGAGGACGATGCTGCGACGGCCAATTGGGGCAGCGACTGGCAGATACCGAGTTTCGACCAGATAAAGGAATTGTACAACAGTAGTTATACGACAATGGAGTGGACGAACCTAAACGGCGTTTATGGACGTAAGATAACAAGTAAGAGCAACGGCAATGCAATCTTCCTTCCCGCCGCCGGCCGATTCTGGAATGCTAACTTCTCCTTCGTTGGCTCGTACGGTGAATACTGGTCGAGGACGCTCGATACGAGCAGCTCCCGCTACGCTTACATTCTGGGCTTCAGTTCTAGCGCTATCGACATGTGGGACAGCAGCCGCAGCTCTGGTCATACTGTCCGGCCCGTCCGCGTTGATTCAGTAGAACAATAGATTCTTACACTCTTTAGGAGCAATGTTCGCATTTATGCACAGAATAGAATTTAAGTGAATCACATTACTCCTCCAACATCCGCAATTCCTCCAGAGTATTCACTTTGGGGGAATTTTTGACATCCGATGAACAAGGTATCGAAGGCATCTGTGCCATCTTGTAATTGTTAGACGAAAATCATCAAATGCAGCCCCAAATTGTTTATTTGCGAAAAAAAATAGTTATAATATCTTTCCAATACAAGAAAATGTGTATCTTTGCACCAAAAGTCGGGTGGATAATGTGTAAAATACATTAAAAAGTCGGCATGAAAATGTGTTTATATGTACAAAAGGAAGATAGAAAAAGTACTCCAATCGTGGTTGGATGATGCTTCTCACAAGCCACTTGTTGTGAAAGGTGTCCGTCAGTGTGGCAAGACCAGCAGTGTAATGGACTTTGCTACTAAGAATTTTAAGCATGTTGTATATTTGGATTTTCGTGAGCATCCAGACTACAAGAAGTTTTTCACTCCCAACTTGGAGGTGGATGCCATCATCATGCGTATTACTGCAGCCATGCCAGATGCAGAGATTGAACCAGGTGAGACCTGCTTTGTTTTCGATGAGATTCAGGATTGTCCCAAGGCCAGAGGTTCGCTGAAGTACTTCCATCAGGACGGCCGCTACCAAGTGATGTGTACAGGTTCCTTGTTGGGCGTAAACGGCTACAAGACTCCCGAAGAAAAGAAAGAAGAAGAGGAGGCATCTATTCCTGTCGGTTTCGAAGATATTGTTGACATGTATCCGATGGACTTTGAGGAATGGCTTTGGGCCAATGGTATCAAGGACATGCACATAGAATACCTTCGAAAATGCCTGAGGGACGAATTACCCATTGAAGAAGCCTTGCACGACAGATTTCGCGAACTGCTCTATCAGTATGTGGTGGTAGGTGGTATGCCGGAGGTTGTGACAACTTTCATGGAAACGAAGCAGATAGGCAAGGTGCTTGCAGTACAGCGTCGCATAGTTGAAGAATATAAGGCAGACATGGTGAAGTATGCTCCTGCAGCCGACAAGTCACGCATCAGAGAATGCTTCGAGTCAATACCCGCCCAGCTGGCTCGTGAGTACAAGAAGTTCAGCTATACGGTAGTACGTTCTGGAGGCAGAGGTCGTGACTATGCCGGTAGTCTGCAATGGATAGAGGATGCAGGCATTATCCGCAGATGCTATAATACGGAGATAACAGAACTTCCTTTGGACGGCCATAAAATCAAGAGTGAGTTCAAGGTATATATGTCAGATATTGGCCTACTCATTTCTATGCTGGAAGATGGCACTCAATCGAGCATCCTTGCTGGCGATTTGCTCAGCTACCATGGTGCCATCAAGGAGAACCTTGTGGCTGACATATTCGGGAAAATGGGCCGCAAGCTCTATTACTATCATAAAGATGGTGGGGTGGAACTCGATTTCCTTATACGCTATAAGGGTAAGTGTACCCCTGTAGAATGCAAGGCCACCAGCGGTAATACCAAGTCCATGCGAACCGTTCTGAAACATCCAGAGAAATACCATGTAGTGGGTGGTCTCAAACTTGGAGACTACAATGTCGGGAACAGTGACCAATTGCTCACTTTGCCTATGTACATGGCATTCCTCTTAAACGAAGTATAATCAATAGGAGCATATCATCCCTATAACTACATCACGCCACCCATATCCACCATTCCTCCAGAGTAATCACTTTGGGGGAATTTTTCACACCCGATGAACAAGGTATCGAAGGCATCTGTGCCGTCGGTACGGTGTTCGAGCAAATCTTCCTCAGTCTCGGCCAGCTTCTCACCCCCTTTATCCTTGTGGAATCCGTTGCGTCCGCGTGTCACTCCGGCAGCCTGAACAGCGAGAATCAGGTCGTCGTTGTTCTGGCGATTGAAGAACGGCATTAGCCGCTGCTTCCCCTGAAACGCCTGGTTGATGAGCAGGAACTTCTCATCATGTCGCATCGGATTACCAAGGTAGATATCATTGACAGTCCAGCCATGCCGTTCAAACTCATGTATAATCACCCAACGGAAATCCTGCTCGTTCACAGCATAGTTTGAACCAAGGGCCGTAGTGTCATAGTAGAAAATGACCGTTTTGTTCTGATGGAAGGCGTAATATCGGCAGAAATCATCGATGAGTGCTGGCAGTTTCCGCTCGAACTTCACATAGAAGGATTTGAGCACGTTCAATCGTCTGCCAGACGGTTGACCTGCGACAATCCAGTTGATGTTCGCGTTATAGTCCATGCCGATGCAGATAGGGGCGAGGGGATTGCAGTCGCGGTCAGCGCGTGAATCCATTGAACATTGAACATTGACCATTGAACAATTCTCATCCCCATAGAACGACTGCGCAATCTCATCGAGGTATTCAAAGTTAGAAGCATCATACTTGTGCTTCTCACGCATTGAGGAATAGAAGCCATCCTTTGCGATGCCTATGCGCTGGCAGAGAATAGAAGTCTGGAAGGTGAGGGGCGTAAGGTCGCGCTTCATCTGCCGGATGTAGTTCTCACCCAGCAGCTGCAGATTCTCGATAGAAGAATACTCCTTGTAGTAAGTAGCCACAGAACGTAGCTGATTTAATTGCTTGTCCTTATGCCGCAGCTGATAGACCATAGCCTTCGGGACATCTTTCCCCGAAGCCTTGATACTCTTCATGCGCTCTTTGAGCTTCCATATATCATAGACTAAGCCCTCGATGCCCCGAATAACCTCCGTGTCCATTTTGTCCTTGTAATGTAGGAACCACGAACCCTTCTGTGTCTGTGGCATATCCGATAGAATGAGGATAGAGTGATTGCACGAATGCTTCCCGAAGTGTGACTTGATACCACCATTCGCCGGAAGAGTCTCTTCCTTCAGGCGGTTGTAATCAATGAACTTTGCTTCGTCAATCAGCAGCCACGAGAGGGTAAGCGAGTTGGAAGAGCCTGGACGGTCCTGTGAGATAATCACAGCACAAGAGCCGTTGTAGAAGGATATGACATGCTCATATTCCGCAGGCTCAATGATAGGCTTGGCAAACGTCTTTGGCGGCTTGCGTCCTATGACATAGTGAACACCCCTGATATATCCCCATCTCTTCCAAGCCGCGAACAGTCCAGGCAGCGTGTTAGTGAGGCCATGCTTGAATGTCGGTACCACGATGCCGCCAGTACTGCCAGGCATACGCTGCATGTTCCGCAGTACAAACGGAGCCGCTATAGAGTCCGTTTTCCCTGTTCGTCGGCCAGCCACGATGACGGATATATTGGCACCGATGAGCTGTGTCAATCTCTGGGGATTATTGAAATAGACTTTGTTCATGATGAGATGGGCTTAATAGGTTAAATGGGCAAAATGGGTATAAATACACAGGTGGACAAAACGGCACCTGAAGTTGGGGAAATTTTTATAATTTATTGTTGATTCCGCAGAAAAAGATGGGATTCTTCCCTTCGGAGTGCAACAAGTTCTTCATGGCCTGTATAGTGGAGCCAGTCGTAACGAAGTCATCGAACACAATCACATTGTGCTCATGTGGGATATTGTTTGCATCGTACACAGCACCAATGCGCTGCTTAGAGCGACATCGCGCACAGTCATAATAGAACGGAATGCCCAAGGAATCTGCCAGCTTTTCAGAGATGCGCGAAGCGAAGTTCCTTTGCAGATGCCTTCTCATGGGTGTAGTCACCAAAGCCCAATCTCCAGATGATAGATTGTAGCCTATCATTTCCTGAATGACAGGCACAAGTTTTTCCACGAAGTAGGGTATCATACTGTCATCACTCTTGATGTCAGTCAGCGTCCTTCCGAATACCGACTTCTGCCAGATGGAGATGAACGAAGTGGAAGCCCTTCGAGTCAGGCGAAGGTGGTACTGGAAATCACATCGTGCCTCCTCAGACTTGTCCCAAGCCTTACGCGCCTTGCTGCCGAAGATGTCCTTATCCTTAGAAACATCCAAAGAAACATCAGGCATTTCAGGCAAGGCAATGTCCGCAGTCAGCGAAGCGATGTCTGCAGGCAGTGTGATTTCAGAGGTGATTTCATCTATCATAGCAATGGGCAGATTTAATGATGAATAACCAAAAACGCCCAAAGATGTGCGTACACACACCTTCGGGCGCGGCCACGAAGAAAAGCAGGAAACAAGGATTATTCTTCAAAAGCAGTGCAATCGATGTTGCCGTCCTCAGTCTCGATGATACCCATGTAGTAGGGAGCAGGCACTTCGTCCGTAGCCTCTACGTTAATGGTGGTGGCAACGGTACCCGTAGGCCCCTGACCATTGTCCTGTGTGACAGTCGTCTTGGTAATCCACTTCGAGCTGCCCACGACACGGTACCATCCCTTGGTGTCCTCTACGATGAACACATTGTCGCTGTTGTTCAAGTAGCAGGCAGCAGCCGAAGCTTCAGGCCCGACACCAGGATGCACGGCAACAAGTTTGTTAAGCTGCGTCTGGCATGGGATTTCGCCCTGTGCTTCAGAAGTCAGCTGGGACTTGTCAGGAAGGATGTCGATGTACTTCCACTTGGCATCCGCTACGAGCGTGAAGTTACCCGTCAGGACAGCGGTTTTCGTCCTATGGGTATTCACGTCACGGTTATAGGGCGGCCAGGCAGCAATCTGGTCCTTCGAGATGTAGTAGATACGCCTGCGGATGCCGGGCAGCTCAGGCGTACCCATGCACCAGTTCAGGGATTTTTGGAAAGGAGAGCAATTAGCTGGCATGATAGTAAAAGTTGAAAAGTTGAAACATTGAAAAGGTAAAAAAGTTGAATAGGGAGAGAGTTCTGAGACAGTTTAAGTAATTCTGATGATGAACCACAGCTCATTATTGTTTCCTATGCGCTTGGTGACAAGCACAGACGTAGGAGCTTCCACAAAGCCAGTCCAAGAAGCAGCAGTGCCATCGTCTGACATGGTAGCCATTTCCAAGGTGTACCTGTCAACCTGTACTTTCACAATCAGCATGTTCTCGCCAGTGAAGTTCAAAGTTCTCAATGGTCCACGGATGCTGATTTCCCCAGTGGAAACATCTTGTTCGAGGCCATTGACGCTCACGATGCTATCATAGACAGGAATTGGCCCGTCGATGGAATCATCATAAGGTTCACCATAGATATCGCCGTCCTCTGTCTCGACGACGCCCGAATAGAAGGGAGCAGGCACTTCGTCCGTAGCTTCCACGTTGATAGTGGTGGAAACGGTACCCGTAGGCCCCTGGCCATTGTCCTGCGTGACAGTTGTCTTTGTAATCCACCTTTCACACCCCACAACGCGGAAGAAGCCCTTCATGTCCTCAACGATGAAGACATTGTCGCTGTTGTTGAGATAGCAGGCAGCCGCAGAAGCTTCAGGGCCGACACCAGGATGCACAGCCACCAGCTTGTTCAACTGTGTCTGTGAAGGCATCTCGCCCTGCGCTTCCGAAGTCAGCTGCGACTTATCAGGCAGTATGTCAATGTACTTCCACTTGGCATCAGCTTCGAGGACGAAATCATCCCTGTAGGCAGGCTTGGTTGTCCTGCGATTGGTATAATCGCGGATATAAGTCGGCCACCTGACAATCTGGTCCTTGGAGATGTAGTAGATACGTCGGCAGATGCCGGG